CTTTGTAAACAATAATTTACTCGAGCAAATCAAAACAATATGCACCGCTTGGCTTTCTGAATATAAACCTTTTGATGGTGTTATGCCTTCCGATTGGGTAGAAACACCATTGTCTGACATAGCTGAGTTCATTAGCGGGTACTCATACAAAGGAACTGAACTGACCGATTCCACAATAGCTATGGCAACAATAAAGAACTTTGACCGTAAAGGCGGATTCAAGCTGGATGGGTATAAAGAAATTATACCATCATCAAAATTAAAAGAATCTCAACACGCTGAATTGTTTGATACTTTAGTTGCTCATACAGACTTAACTCAAAACGCCGAAGTTATCGGTAATGCTGAACCAGTAATGAGTAAATCGGGGTATGATGATATTGTTTTTTCTATGGATTTGGTAAAAGTTCTTCCTAAAAAGGATGGTGTTTCCAAATATCTCATTACTGCAATTCTTCAAGACAAGAAATTCAAAGCTCATTGCTTGGGATATGTAAATGGTACAACAGTTCTACATTTAAGTAAAAAGGCTTTGCCTGAATACAAACTGTTTCTGCCAAGTGACTTTTCAACGTTGAAACCGTTAGATGAGGTTGTAACTGCATTATATAAACAAGTTTCATCTAACATCTCCGAAAATACATATCTTGAAGAACTGAGAGAGTCCTTATTGCCTAAGTTGATGTCCGGCGAACTTGATGTTTCCGACATTGAGATTTAAGCCGCTAAATTATTGTTTATCTGCTCATTTTCTTCAATTTTGTCATCAATAGAGCCGAGAATAGCTGCAATCTTTTCCTGCACTTTCTTATCAGTAGGTACATTCACAACAATATTCTTCATTGTGTTTCCGGATACTTCTTTGAACGTCGTACCGCTACCCATTCCTTCAATTTTATCCTTGTTGTATTTGAGTAAATAGAACAGGAAAAGAGGGTCTGTATTCTCATTGGGAATAACACTCTTAAAGCCCTGATTGGTGCAAACTTCATTAGCGGTAATAGCGACATATCCTATCGGCGCTCTTGATGAAAACAATACGGTGTTCGGTGGCAAGAGTTGAGTAGAACAGCTTTTCAAACCTATTTCTGTAATGTTTCTTTCGCCCCGTTCAATATAACGACCGGAGAATGTGGATAAATCCTTTGGCGTAATCCAAGCAATTTTCCCACCCTCATAGTTTTCCGGCTTTTTTGTTGAAGGCGTTGCACCGCCTACAACGGTTCCAATATCAGATATTTTTCTCTCGACCCATTCAGCCATAATCTTTTCCTCTCTATCCAATGTATTTTCGGTGAGCAATCTTAACATTGCTCTGTTTTACCATTGCGTACTGCAAGGTTGTATCTATTTTTCTGTGTCCTAAGAGCTGTTGAAGTTGCTCTATTGGCATTCCTTTATCTATTGCCATCGTTGCAAGGGTACGTCTAAACTTATGAGGATGTACCTTATGCAATCCTAATTGTTTTCCAAATTCTCTGAGTCTTGTTTCTATACCGCCGATTTGCAATCTTTTATGTGGTGCTTTTAACGATACAAACAATGCAGGGTTATCATCTATCCTATTTTCTAAATAGTTTTGTAAATGTATCTTTGTACGAGCATCAAAATATACTACTCGTTCTTTGCTACCCTTACCAAATACAATACATTCTCTCTCATTAAAATCAATATCATTGCGATTCAATAATACCATTTCGCCAACACGCATACCGGTTGATGCAAGCATATCTATAATTGCCAAATCTCTCAATTCCGTACAATTATCTCTCATTAGTTCGAGTGCTTCATCAGAATAAGTTTCTTTGATATTGGTTACTGTTTTCACCTTATGTATTCGCCTAACAGGACTTTTGAGTATATAATCCTCATCCTCCAGCCACGAAAAGAAACTCGAAAGAATACGACGAATATTGTCTATCGTAACCTTGCTTGATTTCTTATTTTTCTGATACTCAGTCAAGTACCGTCTTATATCATCAGTTTCAATATGTTTTATATTTTTACCTACCGTTACAATCATCATTTCAATGGTTGCCTTATAATATTTAAGAGATTTCTCAGAACATCCTTCTATTCGCTTTGCTGAAAGAAACAACTCTACATAGTTTTGTTCCGAGTGGCTCTCTTGTTGTTCTGTTTCCATTACTTCATACCTTGCAAGAGTGTATTGTAACACTTCCTGTAATTTTTCACATTGTGCATTATTCAAGTACGATAACATACCTTGAATAACATCTTTAATTAAATCTTGTTTCATAGTCATTTCTCCTTTTGATTAGAGAACGACTATGGGGCGGAAGTTCCCATTTATTAACTCTTGCCACCCACAAGAGTTATGGTAATATATAAACAATAATTTAGCGGCTTAAAGGTCAATGTCTGAGACATCAAGCTCGCCGGACATTAGCTTTGGTAAAAGAGTATCACGCAAGGAAGCCAGTCTTTGATTTTCTTTCCTGAGTTGCAGACGTTGTTCAAACATTGGAGCAACTGTGTTTTCGAATTTTTGAACAATAGCTTCATCAATCGGAAAATCAAGTTCAAAAGAGTTGATATCACTTTGATTAAATCCTGCCTGAGCGCTTCTGCCACCCTTGTTGTTTATTCCTTCATAAAACGTACGAGAAGATAAATAGCAACGCAAGAATTCTCTGAAATAACTTTTTTTCGGGAACACCTTGGCAAGAGCAACATTATAAGCACCATTAATGCCGAAGCATATACGTCCAAGAGAAGCACCATATCGTGCTATCATTATATCGTGTTCCTCGCAAAGTTTGTTTTTAGCAGACTCTGGGATGTATGTAATATGGCTATCAGTATCGTAATCTCGGATTTGGACAAAACGTATGTAGCCGTCTCTTTTTATGAAAATAAATTTTGAGGCGGGCGGCTGGCTTCCGCCCGAATAATCCATTAAATCAGACAGGGAAATGTGCTTCATGGCGATGTTTGAAGGCGTACAAAAGGTATTTTCATACAAAGCCATTGCTTGCTGCTCTAAATTATTGTTTATCTTATTATTAAGAGCAATTTTATCATCTAACGCTTTCAATATACTTGCAATTTTAAATTGTTCTGAGATTGATGGGAAACATATCTCAATGTTTTTCACTACATCTATTTGAACTCTCTGTCTCCCTGAAGATCCAACCATTGATTTGATTGCAGGATTTCGTACTATTGAACTGCTCACAAGATAGTAAACAAAATCTGGTATAGTTAATCCTTTTTTAGCTCTAAATACGATGTATTCCGTCGAACCGAAACCTACTTCATTTTCATCCAAAACGTTTACCATAGCTATTTTGCCATTTTCTAAACAAGGAGTTATTCGTGCCATAATAGTATCACTATTTCGAAACTTCGCTCCCCCATTAAATTCAGCGATTTCATATTCTTGAATATCACGACAAAATGGCTGTAATTTATCCATTCCTATTTTCTTAGATAGATGTCCTTTGTCAATCGTCTCCCTTGGGTTTACTTCAATGAAATTAATCAAAGGTGCTTTTGTTCGTCCTGTATTCATAAACTAAACCTCACTTTCATCTTCATCACCTTCATCATCTTCATCATCTATTCTATAAGCACATTCAATGAAATAAATACTATCATCTAATATTGTAACTTCTATACCCACATTAATAGTTTCTGATGTTTTCCCACCATCTCTTAGTTCGTATATAACTTGTAAAACGCCCTCAATATAATACTCTTTTGAATCTTCATTAGAGGTCATACATTCAATATTATCAATGTCTATCAAATGTGCTGTTGTCGAAGAAATCAAACGGCCATTTTCAACTAAACCAAAACCTCGGCTCATTATTTGTGTAATGAAATCTTCAGAGTTTAACCACTCAACAATTTCCTTATTCTCATCGAAATCTTCAATTGGTTGATATGAATATTTATCAATTTCTTTTGCCCACATTTCCAATTGTGTCTTAACTTCATCTTCATTTTTACATATGAATAACAAGGAATCTGCTACACTTTCTGTGAACTCTTTTAGAAGGAAATTCCCAAAAGCATTATCTTTTGAATAGTATATAATTTTTGATTTTGGATGTTTTAATGCAAATTCCAAAACACTTTCCCATAATAATGCATCCTTAAATCCTTTATCAGACTTTTTGTCTTTACCCTCAAAAGGAGGCAACTTACTAAATGCACGATTTATTATACTTTTAAATCTACTATTAGAAGCAATTGGAATCTCTATAACTTCATTCAGTCCTTCTGAAAGTTCCTCTTTATATTTTAAGATTTTAATTTTTATGTACTCTGAGTAATTTATTGTGGGGTTCTCCTGTATGGAATATTCGGGGAAAATCTTCTTTGTTATTGTCTTTTTATAAGTTAAAAGTAATTCATCATGCTTCTCTATAATCTGTTTTTCCATTTCACTCCAAACAACAAGTGGAATTCCTAATACAACTTGGTTGTAAATATCCAGTTGATTTATCATATCAATTATATTTTTGTATGTTGCATTAAAACTAAATGAAGTAAAATCTGCCTTTTTCTCATATGTTTGAAATAAGACATTTGTATCAAAAATCAAATAATACGCGACTTCATTATTTGATGTCATACCCAAGCGCCCCCAATTTCTTACGAATTTCATCTTCTAATTCATGTGATTTTGCAAACATATCAGAAAGTTCAGACGTTAATCGTTTCATTTTATCTTCAAATGGTTCTCCATCATCTTCTACTTCTTCGATACCCACATATCTGCCCGGTGTCAATATAAAATCTTGCTTTTCTATTTCTTGAAGATCAGCCACGGCACAAAATCCTTTTACATCTTCAAGTGTACCATTTTGAAATGATTCAAAAGTATCTGCCAACTTTTGAATATCTTCATCCGCAAAGTCTCTATGTTTTCTATCAACCATATGCCCCATTTTTCGAGCATCTATAAACAAAGTTTTTCCCTTTTGTTTTTTATTTTTACTAATAAACCAAAGCGTAACCGGAATAGTAACACTATAAAAAAGTTGTGTCGGCAATGCAACAATTCCTTCTATAAGGTCGGCTTGAATTATATTCTTTCTTATTTCACCTTCGCCACTCGCCTGCGAAGACAATGCACCATTTGCAAGCACAAGACCTATCTTACCATTCGGTGCAAGATGATGTATCATATGTTGTATCCAAGCATAGTTAGCATTACCCGCCGGTGGAACTCCAAATTTCCATCGTTTATCTTCTTTCAACTTATCTTGTCCCCAATTAGAAAGATTAAATGGCGGATTAGCCATGATAAAATCTGCCTTTAAAGTAGGATGCAAATCATTGAAAAATGTATCTGCTTGGTATGGTCCAAAATTTGCTTCTATTCCACGAATAGCCATATTCATTTTTGCCATCTTCCAAGTATCAGCATTTGATTCTTGACCATAAACCGATAGTTCGCCTCGTGTACCACTATGTGCTTTTACAAACTTTGCACTCTGTACAAACATACCTCCACTACCACAGCAAGGATCATAAACTCTGCAATTAGAAAAAGGTTTTAATATAGCAACTATTGTTTTAACAATACTTGACGGAGTGTAAAATTCTCCGCCCTTAACTCCTTCATAAGCCGCAAATTGCGCTATGCAGTATTCATAAGTCCGTCCAAGTAAGTCTTTACTTTCTTCAGTGTCATCCATATCCATATTGGTAAATAAATCAACGACCTCTCCTAACACTCTTTTATCCAAATCAGGGCTGGCATAATTCTTTGGAAGAACATTTTTTAAAGTTGGATTTTCTTTTTCAATCGCTCTCATAGCTTCATCTATTATAGTTCCGATTTCAGGAGTATGTGCAGCAGATGCAATCTTGCTCCAACGTGCCTCCTCAGGCACAAAGAAAATATTTTCTTCTGTATAAGCATCTATATCATCTTCAAATCCGTCACCTTCGGCTACAAGTTCTTTATATCGTTTTTCAAAAGCATTTGAAATATAACGTAAGAAAATAAGACCTATAATAACCTTTCTATATTCCGCCGCCGGAATATGTCCCCAAAGAACGCATGCAGCATCCCATATTTGTTTTTCAAAACCTATATTAGCATTATTCTTATTTGACATAATATTTCTCCCAACACATGTGTAAAATGTTTAAACGTATTCACTATTTTTATTTAATAATACCACAAAATATACAAATCGTCAAATATATATTTAAACCGACTTTTATCTCTGCACTCACTTCACCATCTCCGATTATACATCACCTGTCATTATATAAGTATAAATACTTTACCAAATAAAAATATAAAAAATAATATTAAGATAACAATATAATACTAATATCGTATTATATATAAACCAATAATGCGGTAATACTAAGGAGGTAATAGTATGAATTTTCATACATTTGAACTAAGTTACAAGTTATCCACTGATGATGTGCGTATTGTATACAATGAATTATATAATGCATCCGGACAAAATTACAAACCCAAAGATGATTGTGCTGTTTTCAACGCATTACAAGATTACGGTATCATAATATTTATAAAAAAATACAAACAAGATGAATATAATCATCATGTCTTATATTATAGAATAAATCCAAGACGTGTATTGGAAAACCACAACTACATTGGAATATTTAATTCTAAAAATATTGATAAACTTATAAAGAAATTTAATATATTGATAAAAAACGTATCACCATTTTTACCTGAATTTGATTCTTGCAATATATCAAGAATTGATTATTGTAGCAATGTGGAACTTAATGATCAGGCAGTAATTGATTCTTACATAAATTTATTAAAACGAGGATATTTCCAGAGCAAATATACCATAAAAAAATATAAAAACGAAAAATCTAAAAGAAATACATTATCAAAGAATGGTATTACCATAACCGGAAATAACGGTATTGAAGTCACCTACTACAACAAATATCGACAGCTAAAAGAAAAAAATCCTAAATGTCGTTATATTGATAATTCAAAAAAAATTATAAGAATTGAAATACGTTGTTTTAAAAAGAAAGTCAGACATCTTACAAAGAAATTCAAATGTACTTCTGCATCTTCCTTTTTAAAGGAAAGTGATATTATAGGAAAATACATTTTCAAGCATTATGCAAATATCTTCTATGGCACAGGTGATTTTTATAAACTTACCGATATATATGCCATGATTGATAAATCATCATGCAAGAAAAATTCAAAGAAATTGATGAAAGAGCTTGTAAAGTCATCTGCTACTCACAGCAGTTTAGATATGGCGTTTGATATACTTAATTTCAATAAATCTCAGATAAAAGCCATACTTAAAAAGTTTAATAAAATCGGTGTGAGTCCTGTCGTAATTCCAAGGCGCTACGAATTTGATACAATCAGAAATCCTTTAGACTTGGCATTGGAGTATTCCGATTATGATGATTTGTGCGTATAACATACAATTAATATTTTACGAATGGAGTTGACGTATAATGTCAGATAATTATGAAATATGGACCATTGACGAAGTTATGGATTATCTTCTTATCGGAAGAAACACTTTGTATAACCTACTGAGGAAAGGTAAAATCAAAGGCTTTAAAATCGGCTCATGTTGGAAAATTCCCAAGAAAGCCGTAGACGACTATATCGCTTCTGAAAGCGGAATAAATACATAATGGTATCGCAATAAACACAAAATGGTGAGGTACGTCCTCACCATTTTTAATGTTTGGTGATACCTTAAATAATATTTGACGCACTATCACTGCAGTGATATAATCTTTTTAGGTGTAAATTGTATCTTATTAAAGTAACTTGGGTGCATAAGTGAAATATTAAATGAAAGGATGAAGATTATGTGTTTAGAAAATATACAAGACCTCGATACTCTATTTAAAGAGTGGCGCAAAAAGCATGAATCAGAAGAACGCGGTACTCGTTATACAGACACATTCCCTTACAAAAAAGATTATACATGTTCTGATGATTTTAATAAGAGTTTTTGTTGTGACGGATTTATAGAATATAATAAAGATTACGAAAAGACTATATTATTTATATTTCGTGAAGCTAATATTTCAGACAAGTTAAAAGGAAAAGAACTTCATCCCGAAACTGACTACAATTATTTTCATATGAAAAAAGAATGGGAAAATCATCTTCGTAATAAAATTGAAAGCAAGTACACAAAATTCATCTCATACTGGCTAAAAAAATTAAATTTGGACAACTGTAATATTGCATACATGAATTTGAACAAACGCGGCGGATTCGATTTGACAAACTTCGTACATCTAAAGCATTATGTCGCGAAGTATCGTTGCTATATTTTAAAAGAAATAGAAATTATTAATCCGTATATTATAGTATGTGGTGGCAAAAGAGGGACATTAAATAATTTAAGCATAAAACATGAAAAAATAATAAATGATTATCATCCGGCAAGTTCAAGACACAATTCCGATATTAATGATCAACTTCGAATGTTGGAATTACAATAACAAAGGCAAGCCTATTTAAATAAGGCTTGCCTTTATATTCATATTATCTTGCATATTTTGAGCAAGGGCCTTTGCCACTGGCTTGTGCTGCTGACAGGGTGGTTGCTCTTGCGTTTTTGCCGGCACAGCTTGCGCTGTAATGATATTTCTTTCCTGATGGAGTTACATATACTGTTGAACCGCGTACAACGCCGCTTGATGATGAGCCGCCGCTTGAACTTCCGCTTGAGCTACTGTTAGTTTTCGGCGGTGTATACGGTTCGGTATACCAACCTACTTTTTTATATGCGTCTACCTCTGACTTCAACGTATATCTTGTTCTTCCGTCTGCCGCGTACATTAGTACTACCGGCTCGGTATACCAACCGACCCTTGATACGCCTCTACTTCCGACTGCAATGTATATCTTGTTCTTCCGTCTGCCGAGAGCAAAATTCCCAAATGTTTAAACACTTCATAATTTATTCTTTAAATTTATTTTCCTCATCCTTTCGCTTTGTAGATTTTTAGCTTTTATTCCAAATATATCTTACAACCAAAAACGGTTTAAACATTTCGTTTAAACCGTTTCACATTTTAAATCTTATTCCACTTCATATTCGACCGTGGCAAGTTCATTCATTTCGATGTCATACAGAGTTGCCGTAACAGTTCCGCTCGGTGTAAAATCCTTTGGATTCATCACTCTATATTCACCTGCACCGTTTGTGATTACCTTTCTGTCTCCGACATTATCTCCGCACTTAAATCTGACTATATAAGAAGCTTCTTCCGTAACGGTAATATAAACACTGCCGTCTTTATAAGTAATACCATACTCCCAATCTTTCTTCGGCAATGTAATCTTCACATTACCATATTCAGAGGTATATAGCTCATATCCTTCTTCTGTCATTGTCGACGGTTTTGTATACTTTTTTGTCCACACCGATTCGTCCGATAAATTTGGGATTGTTTTTTCTTCCGTTACATTCGGATAACCCTCAAGCGAACGAATAATTTTTCCGCTTTCGGTCAATGTCGGGTCTTCAGATATGCTCCAAGCACCCCACCAATGAGCATAAAGCGTCACATCATCGCCTGAAATTTCTTCAAAGTTTTCAACTTTTGTTCCGCCGACTTTTTCGGTGTACCAACCGCCAAACGCAAAATTATTTCTTGTCAAATCGGCAAACGCCTGCTCGCCGTCTGTCCAATAGTTGTTAATGTATTTGCAGCTTGTTATGTTTCCGCCACTATAATTAGGGTCAAATGTAACATTGCGTTCCCTTATATCATTCGGAAGCGGAATAGTCTTCACCACATTCACTATATAAGGCATATTGTTTTTATAATAATCTCTTACAACCTCAATATTATTTCCTTTTTGTCTTATTCGGCAGAAAACAACATCTTTAATATTCTTGATTGCATATGTATAATATTTATCGGTTTCAAAGCTATAAAGATACACTGTGGATTGACTCGTTACAAAGCTCGGTCTAAAGAAACAAATATATTTGCTGTCCTCAGTTATAATATAGCTTGTCGGTTTCGCTCCGTTTTCTTCTGATGAAGGTGTAAGTGTTTCTGTAAAATCAGAAGTAGTTTTCACTTTGTCCATATCAATATAGTAGAATTTCTGAATATCATCATTCCATATAAATTGCATATAAAAACCGGTAAACATATCATATTCTTCATAAGTCGTATCCGTACAATGCGTAGCATAATCTCCATATCCTGATCTGTTCAATACAGTATCACTTACTAAAAAGTACCCACGACTCACTGTGCCCAGCATATCGGGAACAGGGTCATCTGCCGTAACATCAACATGATATTTTTTTCCGCCGATTGTAACGCAGTTCCAAGCATGAAGTTGCGGATCCTCACCCAAATGCACCGGTTTTCTTCCCAACACATACGTTGCCGTCACTCCGACTCTGCCAAGTAGGTCGTTATATGCATTAGCATAACCGTCGCAAACGGCATAACCCTCTACAATCGCCCCGTACGCAGTGTGTGCATTCGGTCTTGATACCGTCACATCATACTGACAATTCATCACAAGCCAGTCGTGAAGTGCCAATGCTTTTTGAAGTTCCGTCATATCCTTGCCCTTATTTTTACCGAGAGCCTCACGAAGTGCTTTATCGACCGCCGCCTCATATATGGTTTCTTTATCTTCGTCCGAAATGACATCTGTTACCGTAACGGCATCTGAAAGCGGGTTCATTGTTTCTAATCCGTCCCAATACATAACCTTGTCGCCGTTTTTTACATTAAGCACCGTACTGCTGCTTTCCGTCACATACTCTTTCACAACCTTTGTAAGTTTTCCGTCCTCGTCATACGATGCCACAATCGCAACGCCCGATGTACCGTTTCCGACAACTGCTTTGCCATCCACTACAATAATTGCCAAGTCTGCCGCTGAAACACTCACCGACATGACAAACAAACCTATCAACACCGCAATTACCGATATTACTTTCCTATAATTTTTCATATTTATCCCTCCTTTAAACGCATTAATATCATATTCTTTTATAATAATTATATCAGAAATTCATAAGATTTTCTACTGCTTTAATAAAAAAATATACAGGTAAGCCTTATTTAAAATAGACTTACCTGTTTCACATTTTATCTTCTGTCGTTCTTTACACCTGTCTTATAATCATAAAAAGAATATGCCTCGTTAAGAGCAAAATTTCCTAAAGTTTTAAAGACATCATCTTTAAACTCATTTTGTTTCATTTCGCCCTTTTCATTTATATATCTGTACATTTCGCCTTGATAAAAATACAAATTGTTTTGATTTGCCGCCGAATAAACAAGTCCAAAATACAATACATCATTATTAAAATAATAAATTCGATTATACTTAAAACCGTTTACACCTGACGGAATATCTATTCTCAGAACTTGATCTTCGAGAGTATAATACTTTACACCGCCGTCAATCTCTGAAACCTGAAGTGAACCAAGACTTTTATCTGTATTTTCTCTCAATTTATTGATTATGCTTGATTTCGTTCCGACGCCTTTTATCTCAGCCGACGGCATATTATTTTCATATGTATTTGGTATTTCACCGTCATTCAGCTTTACCGCCGACCACTTTATCGCCTCCGACGTCAAAATCGGATTGGCAGGTTTTTGTCCTTGATTGTGTCCGCTTACCAAAAAGTATCCCGCAAAGCCTGACGCAACCGCCAAAAATATAACCGTTACAACCACAATTACAATAATAGCGATTTTATTGTTTGGTTGATACCCCTCAGAATTAAATTGTTGAGATTGTTCATTGGTTTTTACAATTTTTTCGCCGGTCATTGGATCAAAGTTATAGTCATCTTTAATAATTTTTTCGCCGGTCATTGGATCAAAATTATAGTCATCTTTAATAACTTTTTCACCGGTCATTGGATCAAAATTATAATCTTCTCTGTTCATATCATTATCCCCCTATCTGACGTATGCACTTGTCACATATCCGACCATACCGTTATAATTAACCTTATCATATCCGTTGTACGAGCCGAGATATTCAACTGCCGCTCCGACAGGAATTTCACAAATGTATTCCGCCGGCTCTGACGGTGTTTTTCTTAAATACACCGAATTTTGCACTCCTGAAATATGATAAATCGGATTTCCGCCTGTGTAGACATGAGGATCTGTTGATGTCAAATATTCCGCTTTGGCATAACCGATTTGTCCCTTGTATTTTATTTTGTAGAAACCGTTTGTAACATCCTCAATATATCCGACAGGTTCACCCCAAGGGATTGTACAGATATTTTCCGAATTTTCTTCCGCATACTTTCTTAAATATATTGAGTTCTGTACATTAAAAACATACATTGTAAATTTAACCGATACATCGGACGAGCCTGTCGCATGTTGCACCGATTCAGCAGGTTTGGCATTTTTATTACCTGCCTGTTGAATTGCAATATTTGCGTCTTCCGTAAGATACTTTGTCATTACAAAGCCTTCTTGTCCGCCATACTTAATTTTTGAAAAATCATCATTTTCCTTTTTTACAAATTCAACCTGCGTGCCAAGCGGAATTGTGGTAATCTGTTCGCCGTTTTGGTCCGGAGTTTTCCTCAATGTTACGCTTTCATTCACATTTACAATGTACATAACCTTTGTCGGATTTTCTGTCGGTGCCAGTGTTGCAAGAGTTGTATCGACAACCTTGTCACACAACACATATCCGTCCACGCCGTTTACTCTTATCTTATAAAAACCGCCATGTGCAAGTGCCAAAAAGCTTACCGTTTCATTTGCTTTTGTCTGCATAAGCACTGCCGAGCCTTTATCGGGATTTTCATAAACATTCGTACCGTCATCTAAAATTGTATATGACATACCTTCATTAATGCTGTTTAAACTTACATTTCCGTTGCTTGCATTATTGAATGTTGACGCATACTTTTGATATGCAAAAACAACTCCGCCGACAGACAGCAATGCAACTGCCGCACATATAACGCAAACAGCGATTAATTTGTTCCTTGAATTCATTCCCCTCATCCTTTCGCTTAACAGATTTAAGTTTTTATTACAGATACACAAAATTATATAGTAATAATTAAAAATATTATATCATTTTCGACAACAGTTGTCAATATATTCCACAAAATAAAAAAAACGGTTTAAATTTTTCGTTTAAACCGTTCTTCAAATTTATACCACAGATTCCATTGTACCTTTTTCCCAACAGAATATACGCATTGTTTCACCGTTATATCCTTTGTATTTTTACCTGCCATTTTGCAGTCCGCCACCTCTACCACTGCATGCGGCATATTTGTTTTTCTCCAAAGCTGCGGATCAAAAGCGTCCTCCTTATACTTCGACTCAAACACTTTTGCATTACCTTCCGAACCGAAAAGTATAACTTTTTTATCAAAAGTCGCAAGACCCTCAACTTCTGTCGGACGGCCCACTCCTGTAAATACCGAAATAGAATATTGCCCCAACTAAAATAGCTGATAAAATCAGCTATTTTTTTGATTTTTTTCTCAAAAAAGCTTGACAGCCACAGTTTTTCGTGGTATAATAAATATAGAAAGTGAGGTGAGGTCCGTTGAAAGACGAAGACGAAAAAATAAAAAAGCTTTTCAAACTCCTTACGGTAGTCGAAAAGCTCTTGATCAGATTGATTTCCATTGTTGGCTGGTTGAAAATTCTGATCGACATTATTACATAGAGATGGGGGTTTTCCCCCTCTCTGATTTAATTATATCACAAGTCTTTCAATAGTGCAATATGAAAAAATTATATTTAAAAATTGCCCTAAAAGTATTTTATATTTTAGGACTATGTTTCTTTTTGTACTACCTTGTAAAATCATTTTTTTAGAGGTGGATTATATGTTAAACTTAAAAGCCATACGGCTACAAAAAGGTTATAGCGTTCCAAAGTTTTCAGAATTGACAGGCATACATCGCCGAACTATCGAAGACATTGAAAAGCGTGGTGACTGTAAAATTTCAACCGCATACAAATTTGCACAGATATTAGGTGTAACTTTGGAAGAACTATATGATGAAAAGACACCAGAGGATTAACCTCTGGTGTCTTTTTATATTTTTTTGATTTTTTTCAATTTTTTTCTTAAAAAAGCTTGACAACCACAGTTTTTCGTGGTATAATAAAATCAAGAAATGAGGGAAACCTCAAAAAAAAGAAACAGAGATAATAATTTTTAGGAGGACAAAACAATGAAAGAATTTAAGGTAACAAACGAAATGTACAAAAACGGTAACGTAGTAGAAGCAAGTCGTGATAATTACGCAGGTGATTATGTAACTGCTGAAAGCGAAGCAGAAGCAATCGAACTATACAAAGATTTTCTAATTGAACAAATCAGAAACAACAACCTAAACGCTGAAATTATTGATGATGAAATCGTTGTAACCGATGATGACGAAATCGAAATCGAAAGATTCATAAACTTTGAAATTGAAGATTAATAAAAAAGTGGCTAAAAGCCACTTTTTTTATTCTATCTATCATACATACCACATCTGTACTCACGGCAAATTGCCCTTAAGTCTTTATATGACAACCCAAGGCGACCATTTTCATCTCCTTGAATTGCACCGCAGTCCATAGCCGCCTGCACCGCAGGACGTGCCCATGGTGGCATATTCTTATCAACATAATCATACACCATTGTATTTTGTAAAACTGCTTTTAGCTGCTTGTTTTCTTCCTGTAACGCCGATATAGCCGCCGCCTGTTTTTCAATTAATGATTTTAATTCATTATACTGTTCCATAGTTAGTTCCTCGCTTTCACTTAATTTTCTTTTGAATTTTTTCCACAATTCCGGTTTACGCACAAATGGCTCTGGACATTGTTTGTCCCACACGTCATAATGACGCAGCACATTCTGTGCCGGCACACCGTATTTATTCATCAAATACCGTGTTAATTTAATTGTCTGTTCCACAATTCCGTCACGAATATAGTATTTACCGTCCGCACCGATACGACTGCACATTTCAATCGAAATACTGTTCATATTCCTACAATACGGGTGTTTGTAAATTTTTGTACCACCGACAGCCCACGCCGCCCATTTATCGGGTACAGATTGATATATTCCGTCATCGCCGATAAAATAATGTGCAGACGCACCACGATTTGCACCGCTGAAATAATTGCAGTTGTTCAATGCCGTATCGCCGTTATTTGACGTAAAATGAATGACGATATATTTAATATCGCCATTCCTATATGTGTAGCAATTAGACGTGTGGCACTGCGGACCCTGTTTGATTTGAATATCCATTGTTTATACCTCAATCCTTAATTTCCGGCAAGCCGGCAACCGATGTCAGCAGCGATAATATGCCTGCCAAAGCCGCCGCTGACGCAACCATTACCCAGTTGACATCACCCAACGCGACAGCAGTGCCTACTGTCGCAATCGCTGTTTGTGCTACTGTTTTTATTGCACGAATACCTGCACATTTAATCCATTCTTTCATTTTTACATACCTCCTAATTTTAAAATACTAAAAACCCAACATTTTAATAAAATAACCTATCAAACCGCCGACTAATGCCGTAATAACAGCAGTAATTACTGTTTCATATCGTTTGTTAGGTTTCTTTTCGATTTCGTCCACACGTTCCGTGATGTCATTCACATCTTCACGCATAGCCTTTGTTTCCGTAGCTATGATGTGGACGCTTTCAGTCAACTTGTCCAACGTGTCAATTCTGTGGTGTGCCGACTTCGTGGACTGCTCCACCGCCGTCAGACGTTCCCACATTTCTTTTTGTTCATTTTCCATCATTGCCTCCATTTTTCCGTATTATCACTACTCCTGCCACGTCACCCATTTTCACAGTACCGAAATTACGGCTATCTAAACTGTGTCCCCTGTTGTCGCCCATTACCCACAATTCATTTTCAGGGATTGTAACGTCAATGCTTTCGCCTGATTGTTCTTGCGGATTTATGTATGTTTCGTTCTGCCATTCGCCATTTATTGCTACACTGCCATATGTGCTAATCGTCAAATGGTCACCGCCAATAGCAATAACACGTTTAATCAACATATCACCGCCATGCGAAATAACTACAACATCACCACGTTCAACATTTTTGAAAAACGGATTATACAGCAACCTGTCACCGTCATGCACTGTCGGCATCATACTATGTCCTGATACTGTAGTACAGCATATCAATCCCGATGTAACCAGATTAAATATTATCTGTGTAGCCGATAACCCCATTTTTTTCAGTCTATTTATGATTTTTTGCATTTCTTCCGCACCTCACTGTTTTTGTATTTCAGCTGTCGTTCTTTGTAGGCACAAACCGCAGACATATTGATAAAATCAATAATTGAAAATGCAATGCAACCAATGAAATACACTGCAGTGCAGTCAGCTTTCAATCCCAATAATATAAATAATACTGTCGGGAATATGCTACTTACAACTGCCGCTATTGTACTGCCTTTACGCATTATATCACTTCCCTTCCGACTTCAACTTTGACTGTTCTATATTCAGTATCCGAAATTTTTTTCAATTTCGCTATGGCATAATCATAGCCGTCACCGTCCTGTCGTTTGATACGGACATAAATTTCATAAATGCTATCGCTAATATGCTGAATTGTCACATTTTTAGACGGAATTTCTGTGCGTTTGTTGGTTTGCTCGTCCGTATAAAATATTTTATACGGTACTGATTTACCGTTTTCAATAATATAACCGACAGTGATTTTATACTGTTGCTCTGCTTCGCGATACGGATCATCAACCATTCTATTCGTAATTAATCCTATTGCAAAAATAATGATAACCAATCCCAACATCACCCAATATATTGATGCAGGGCATAGAAACATGCCAGCCCATACAAATTTAAAATACCTGCTCATGCTACCCCTCCGTAATATTCAAAATGCCGAAATATTTATTGTATCCTGCATATGTGTCACGAATGATATATCCGTATGATGATGACGATATATATACACGATATTTCCCAATCTCGGTGGGTGAAACCGTTGTATATTCATCCTCGTTCACATTGAATGTATCATCATTCGCAGAATATGTTTTATATTTCACATTCACGTCACATTGTTTTGACAATTCAACATTGAAACTATGTGGCTGTCCATCGTATTTTACCGATTGGACTTTATCTGATGTTACATTAACAGCATTCGCTGATATTGACATATACAAATCACATTCACCTATTCTGTAACACGACTTATCCGCCGATGTAATTCGTACATATCCTCTGTTTGAACCGCATTTTGTCATGCTCAAAACATCACTGCCGTTATCGTTGAAATAAATTTCAAATTCAACATCACTGTCATTAATACATTCTGCCGTGATTGTATGCGGTTGGCCGTCATATAAAAATGAACGTTCTCCAGTCTGCTTGAAATTCAACGTTTTAGGTCTGACACTGATTGAAATATCTTTGGACAGTGTTTTTCCGTTGCTATCGGTCACTTGAACACCCCAATTATAGCCGCCTGTTTGCATTGGTGTTCCTGATATAGTTCCGTCTGATGTCATTGTGATACCGGGAATATTGGAACCCCAAGTTTGTTCCCAAGAGTACGGTGGACTTCCGCCCTGTGCAGTTAATTGCCCTCTGCATTCAGTCTTATATTCGCCCAAATACAAATTACTTGTCGTAATCTCAAAACGCTGTATTTGACGAATTTTATCACCATATTCTGAAAACGGTGTATCATCAGGAACATCAACACCACCGTCTATAATTGCCTGCCGTATTTCCTGTTTGACCGCATAACAAAATGTTATGCGGTTATATAAATTGATTAAATACTGCATAATTGGCGATTTTTCAGTCGGATATTGATATTGGGGTGCATATGTATCATTAGAATATAAATTTCGGATATTTTTAGCATAATCGGCATATCCTCCGGTAACAGTACCACCCTTTTCAGCGATAGCCGCCTTGATGTCCGCAAATGATGCCATCATTAATTTGAATTTTTCGCAAATCGTCATGATGTTTCCTCCGCCACGCCATTTAATTCATCTAACATATCTGACATAGTACCTAATTGTGTATTCATTATTTGCAGTGTACTGTCTAATGAATTAATATTGGATGATATGTCTGACATTGATTTTGAAATGGCTTTTAGGTGTTCTTCCGCAGTTTTCACATTGTCTTTTACCATTCCGGGGACGTCTGCCTTGTCGGCATATCCCGGAATTTTAAATCCCTTTTCTGTTGTCGTTGCCATGCCAATCACCTCACATTACAGCTACTATATCACCGTTATCATCTTTTTGAATTAATCTGTGATATTCAAAATTGCCACAGTCTGAACTTGACGAAATTTCAGCAGAAAAAATATCATTGTCCGGTGGTTGTGGTCCTCTGCCTGACACCGTTGTAAAGCATACCAACGATATACTGTCGCTGTCATAGTTATAACATATATACATATAGCATTTATCTATTGATTGCAAAGGATATGTTGCAATACCTGATACATCTTTTCTTGCGATATAATTCACTTTAGGTTTTACCACGATAATATAACCATCATGTCCCTGACCTATCGAATATTCCAAATCAATTTTTTTGGTTGAATTGATTTTTTGAATTGCTTTTTCCAATCCATCAAATTTTGTGTGAATATCATTATTTAATTTTGCCAATGTTATCGCACTATCTTTGATTTTTGTACCCGTAACTGAACTGTCAGCAAGTTTTTCTGATGTAACACAACCGTCCGGGTGGTCTAAAACATTTGCATTTTTATGTGCCATAAAATCGTCATACGACACTTCCGCAGCTAATGTTATATTTGCCTCAACGTTTGCAGCATTTGAAACAATAAAAGACATTTGAATATTTCGCACAATATATGTACTTCCGTCAAATGCCGGCATAGCACTCGCACCATCACCAAAATTAATATATGCGTACAATATTTCTCCCTCGTCAGGGTCCTTTGCGATAATACCTAATTCACGCATATAAAATGCGGTATCACCGTTTTTTATTTTCACACGCACTGAAACAGTTCCGTCCTTTTCAACCACTGCTTTCGTCAAATCAACAGTAGCTGATGTTGCGGTTGTTCCTGTTTGGTGTGATGGTACTTCGTGAACCATTTCTGTCAAATCAGCGACATCTTGCCCGTCTTGCATAAATCCGTCACCGATTGCCGCTCTCACAAAATACATTGTTGCTCCCGATTGTACTTTTGCCAACAGTCGCAAACCTTTCGCCGTTAATTTTACGGTATCTATTGTCGGTATATTAGCCATGTTAATTAATCCTCCTTATATAGTAACTCTGCAAATGTTTTGTCCTTTATCTGCTCATTTGTAATGTTTTTAATATCGTCATATGTATTATATCTTTGTGCCGGATATTTTCTTCCTTGCTCAACGTCCGAAATATATACGCCAATATTAGCTACTGAATATGCAATAGCATTTTCAGATGTAGTATCAGCTTTGACGGTAACATCTTCACAAATATATGTAATGACACCTGCACTGTACAAATCAGAAGTAGGTAAATCTTTTGATATATTTATTACCTCCAACTTTGACCGTGCATTTTTTATCTTTCGCAACATTGAGAAAAAATAGTTGAAATCATTCATTTCAGATTTACTCAACTCACTGTCCATATTGATTTTAAAACAATACGGATTTCCGCCGTATTCGTACCATTCTTGAATATTTCCGTTTTTAAATGCGGCGGCAATTAACTTATCAACAGCTGATGTTGTTCCCGTTCGACTGTTATATATATCGCTCACCGCAATTAATTCACGTTTTTGTTCAATGCTCATACCGTTTTCATAAAACGGACAATCAATTTCCGCCGCCATTGAATTTAATAACATATCACTTGCCGTTTTTATATCCGCCCAAAATACAACAGATTGCAGAGTATCATATAAATATCTTGTCATTTCACCAAATGCTTTTGACAATGCGATATTTTTCGGTGTTTTCATTGTGTATGGTAGCAAATCACTTATTGTAACATCTCTTACATTTATCATTTTTTATTCCTCGTCCTGTACGATTTTAACGTTCTTAGCCTTTATGGTAATTGTTCCGTTGATATAATTTATATAACTGTCATTATCAAATCTAATTGAAAAATCATTATTTTTTTGAATTATAGATACATTTCCAATCTTCTTTGCATATTTTTCAGTTGAAAATGGTTTTTGACTGTTGGAATATATTTTCCCCAAGCAAATTCCGTTATCATTTTCGTCTAAAATAACCGCAACAAAATCGCCAATATCCGGCATATTATATTCAAATGCAAGTAGTGGCAACCACGAAGATACTACATCACTTTCTTGCGGAAATGTCACCTTGACCTTTCCGTTTTGTTTATCAATACTTGATATTTTTCCTGTATAATATCCGTTCATGGTTGCCACCTCTTTCATTTAGAATTGTTTTCTTCGTCTGTCCCGTTCATATTCTTCCATCATTGAACAGAACTCTGAAAATGTCATTCGTACTCCTTGCATAACAGTTTCTTTATCGCCGTTGCCGCTAATTTCAATATGTGGTGAAAAAATTATCTGTCTACCGTCATCTGATGAATTATTTCCGCCGCCGTCAGATTTACTTTCACCCATATATGCCTTAACACGTTCAACCGCCTGTGAGAATAAACCGTTTTCACTGTAATTCTCTGCCTCGTCAGCCGTAAGCACACGCTCATCTTTATGCAATTCTGCAATATATCCGTCAAACGGAACTCTATCCAAGCCGTTGCGGTGTGAACCGTCAATAAATGATTTACTTTCCGCCGCCGTATATATTCTTGCACCTTTCGGTACGTTGGCAAGTACATTCTCACCCTCGTACCAATATCGCATACCTCTGTATTCAATAACTTCTCTCGGGTCATTAACCATTTGGTCGTTGACATACGTCAAACCGCCTCGCCAACTGTTTGCACCTCTCGCACTGTGTCCCGGCGGTGTTCCAGTCGTTTTATACTTCGTCACAATCGTTGTAGTTGCCTTTTTGCCGTCCAGAGCAGATAGTTTTTGCGATACACTGTTTATTGTTGAACTTGCATTATCAGTTGCCGATAATGTCGGTTTAACTTGCATTGCACCAAACGTATTCGCCAAATTCTGTACATTCTGAATTGTTGGCGTTGCATTATCATTTGCACCTAACGTTACTTGCCCGGTCTTAGAGTCGACCGTTGCAAGTTTTTGTTGTGCATTATCAAGTACATCAATATTACCGCTTGCGTTTACCTGTAACGACACCGCTCCGATAGCACTTAGCGTTTCCGCATCATTCGTTGCCTTATTAATAACCGATAAATCACCGTTTGCATTTACAGAAACATTTACATTTCCCTGTGACTGCAAACTTGCAATTTGATTTTCCGCCTCTTGAATAACTTGAAAATTACCGTTTGCATCTATCGAAATAGATTTATTTTCCGGTATTAGACTCATAGCGTGTGCCATATCCGTTAGTTTGGCTGCAACACCGTTATTATCCAATCCGTCAAATAGTCCCTGTACGTCACCGATAGACTTCATATTATTTATAACGGCTAATACTGCATCATTTCCGTTGGCTGTTGCCTGTGATACATTTTCAAAACCGTTTTGAATTAATGCAGCACCTTGAACAGCACTTTCAGCAGTGTCACCTATTGCGGTTTTATAATTTAGAAAATTCTGTGCCATTTCCGCGGTTTTGCCCTCACCAACTGCCTTTTCAAAGTCGGTATAACCTGCTTTTGCAGCAGCAAATTGAGTTGCTAATTTATCTGTATTTGCTCCTGCATCAACCATTGATTGTCCTAATGATTGAATTTGCGAAATGTCTGCATCTATATTGGCAAGATTTCCGGCATTCGTATCACTCGCTAAAACTGAATTTAATGCGTTACCTGCTTTTAACGTACTGTCCTCATATTCCTTT